AGAGACGTTCCCTTGTGACCAATTAAGATTTGGTTTGGTGGGAAGTAAGGGTCTCTATACACTTGGTAACGACCTGATAATGTACCAACTCTCTCGATACCCATGTTGTATTGGTCTTGCTCAGGAGACGCGTTAGATACGTGGAAGTATTCTAAATCATCAAAAATCGCAGATACCTCAGAAGATACAACAATCCAGTTAGCTCCACCTCTAAGTGTAGATTTGTGGATTTGTGCTGACAATTGGTTGATTGCAGTAATCAACGTTTGGTTCCAGTCTTTTTGTGTATACGCAGTAGTTGCGTTGATTCTTCTCCATCCGTTGTAATCCCAACGTAAGTTCCAAGCCGCGCCTTTTCTAAGGTCTCTTAAGATTTCACGGTCGATTTCAGCCGCAACTTGCTCAGATAATAAAGCCGTTAATTCAGCTTCAGCATCGATGTTGTGGAATGCCGCTACGTCTTGAGCTAATTCAGGTGACCATTGAGCTCTTAGTTTTCTTTCAGTCACAGAAACTGTTACAGATTCTAAGTCGAAAGAAACCTCACCGATTTTATCTTCGAACTCAAGTTCTTTGTAACGTCTGAACACCGCAGTGAAGTCATTAAGACCTAATGTTGTAATTGTTGTACCTGTGTAACCATCTAAAGATGTTGCATTACAGTTAGCACATACAGGACAAGATAAGTCAACTTCTAAATAGATACAACCTGTTGGGTCACAAATATCGTTAAAGTATCCACCATTTCCTTCAGTTGGCCAAGGTGCTTGTGTTCTTTTTGTTAAATCAGAAACAATTCCTTGTCCGTATTGTTGTGTAACTACACGGAACAATAAAGAATTTGGTTTAGTTTTAGCATCGTCAGCCCAAACAACGTTACAAGGTGAAGCGTCGTCAGTAAAGTCTGCGTTAGCGAATACTCTTAAATCAGCCAAGAAAGATTCTGAGTCATACTCATTTCCATCAGGTCCGATTAATTTACCATTACCTGTGTTAGCGAAACCACACATTTTAACGATAACTTTTCTAACGTTTTGACCATCGTACTCAGTACCTGCGTCAACTAAGTTAGAACCATTCCAAACTTGTACGTCTGTAGTAACTGTGATAGCTGACCACTGACCTTTAGAATAGTCAAATAATCCTGGAGGGTCTAATTGACCTTCATTACCTTCATAGAATAAATCATAAAGACTTTTCTTGTAAGTAGGATTATAAGTACCTGTACCTGTCGTGTAACCCGCGCCAGCTTTAGCGTCTGCAGCAGTTGACCCGTCTACCGCTCCAACAGGACCGTAGTGTTCTCCTGAACCGCCTTCATAAGTTGCGAAATCATAGTCACCATTATTATACCCTTGGATTTTAGGTACGAAGTAGAACAATTTACCGATAGGTAAGTTCATAGCTTGTACAGAAACGATGTCGTTTGCTAACAACTTAGAGAATACACGTCTAACGATTGGGAAAACTACAGTTTCAAAAGAACCTGATGAACCGTCAGAAGTTGCTTCGTTAATTAGGTGAGACGCTTGGTTCTCATATAACTGAGCTACGTTCTCTTTTAAATGTCCTTTTAGACCTTCTAGGAATCCTAATCTATCCCATTTGTTAATTGTATCTTCTTTGATAACTTTAAGGTGCTTAAGACCAATGTTACCAACAAGACCTGATTCTAATAATGCTCCCATTTTTTTGGTTTTTTATTTGCTTTTTTGTTTATTTATTTTTATTTATCTTAATTTTGACATTAAGTCTTTCATTCTTAAGAATTGTGGATTCTCATATGTCTTAGACTCAATCAAGTTAACCGCTGAACCTGTAGAAGGAGCTTTTTCAATTACTCTTTCAAATGATTCATTAATTGGTGATTGGTTTGATGACACTGACAATTCATCCTTAATTTGGTGATATAAATTCTTAGACTCTTTAATAGTTTCTACAGAATCAAATCTTCTTAATATATTGATTTTTTCTTGTTTAGATGTTGAGTGTTCTGTAAACAAACGTGTAGCGTAAGCTAAGTTTGAATTAAACACCGCAACTTCATTCAATTTATTTCTGAAGATATTTAATGCTTTTCTGTATTCTTCATTCTTTTCTCTAAGGATTTGTATTTCTCTTCCGTCAACACTTTCATTTACACCTTTTCTAAATGTAAGATTTCTATTTGGTGTGATTCCTTTTCTTAGTCCTCGACTTTTATCTTTTGAACCATTACCGTAAGTACGTGCTGCTTCTTTTGTTTCAACTTTCTTAGGTTTAACTCTAAATTCACCATCCATTTGACCGTTGTCTTTATCTGCGTCAAACTTAGATGCTTTTTTAGCGTTACCAAATCCAATACCTTTACCTCCATAACCTTGTTTTTTCTTTGGTAGGTCTTGGTTAGGTTTGCTATCATATTTAAATTTAGGTATACCCATTCCAACTCCAGGTGCTTTACGAGACATTTTTTTACTCTCCATTACAGGTTCTTCTGAATCTTCATCAATGTCGAATTCAAATTCTTCTTCATCCTCTTCTTCGTCATCAAATTTAGAATAAGGTCTTCTTGGCATTTCCTTTTTGTCAAATGGACCAAATTCAGCATCCATATCTAACCATTCTCTACCATATTCATCAAGTTCAAGATTATCACCTTCACCATCAAATTCAATTTCGTAAACAATGTCAGAA